CACGCAACCCAAGATTGAACGCGCTTGACAAAGCGCACGCTCCGATGTATACCTTTGGACAAGCTAGAAGAAGTGGGCAAGCAGTCACGGGGTAACCCGGCGGCTGCTTTTTCGTTTCGCTCGTGCGGTAAGGCATGAGAGGCGATTTTTGACATATGAATTTGATAACACCCGGCACTGACAACGGGGACTGCGACAAGGATTTGTTGCAGGCGAAAGAGCATTTTGGCCGCGCAATAGATGTGTTTCTGGCGATGACCAATGATGTGGAACGGGGCAATTTTGGCAGCGAAGGCGACAACGCAAAAACCATAAGGGCGCTGATGAACGCCACGCAATCGCTGATGAACGAGAAACGGAAAATTGATGAAAGCATCACCCAACAGGCCGGTATCGCTAAAGGATACGCGATCGACTTTGATGGCGCGCGCAGCGAGATCCGACGCCGACTGGCTGGCTTGCGCGCCGCCGCAAGTGCAGGAGAAGTTTCTGAATGAACTGGACGAGGGGGCGCTTTTGGCGCTCCCTTATCTTTTCGAGTTCTGGGCTATGGATCATCAGTTGCCGCCAGAAGGGGACTGGCGNTCTTGGGTGATAATGGGCGGGCGCGGGGCCGGTAAAACACGCGCTGGGGCAGAGTGGGTACGCCGTCAGGTTGAAGGCAATCTGCCGCTTGATCCGGGCCGTGTGCACCGGGTTGCGCTGGTGGGGGAAACCATCGAGCAGGTCCGGGAAGTGATGATTTCTGGCGAAAGCGGGATACTGGCGTGTTCGCCGCCCGATCGCCGCCCCGAGTGGCGCGCCACGCGAAAAATGCTGGAGTGGCCAAACGGCGCGACGGCGCAGATTTTTTCGGCCAGCGAGCCCGAGGGTTTGCGCGGGCCACAGTTTGATGCGGCCTGGGTTGATGAGCTGGCCAAGTGGAAAAAGGCCGGTGACACCTGGGATATGTTGCAGTTTGCTTTGCGTTTGGGGGACGCACCGCAGGTGGTTGTAACGACGACGCCGCGCAATGTGGCGGTGTTGAAAGGGATTTTGGCAAGCCCGTCCAGCGTAGTGACACATGCGCCGACCGAAGCGAACCGGGCCAATCTGGCGTCATCGTTTCTGGAAGAGGTGCGCGCGCGTTATGCGGGCACACGTTTAGGGCGGCAGGAACTGGACGGGGTGCTTTTGGAAGACGCAGAGGGTGCGTTGTGGCGCTCTGGCGATCTGGAGGCTTGTCGGGTTGAAGAGCCGGGCGATTTCAGCCGGGTGGTGGTGGCGGTTGACCCGCCGGTTACGGGCCATGCGGGATCGGATGAATGCGGAATTGTGGTGGTTGGCATGCGGGGTGAGGGCGCGCCACAGGATTGGCGCGCGGTGGTGCTCGAGGATGCATCGGTTTCGGCAGCGTCGCCTTTGGTTTGGGCGCAGGCGGCATTGGATGCAATGGAGCGCCATGGGGCGGACCGGCTGGTGGCCGAGGTCAATCAGGGGGGCGACCTGGTGGAAAGCGTTATCCGCCAAATTGATCCACTGGTGTCTTATCGCGGGGTGCGGGCGTCGCGCGGCAAGGTCGCGCGGGCCGAGCCTATCGCAGCTTTATACGAACAAGGACGAGTGGCGCATTTGCGCGGGTTGAGCGCGCTGGAAGATCAGATGTGCCGGATGACGGCGCGTGGATATGACGGCAAAGGCAGCCCGGACCGCGTTGATGCGCTGGTTTGGGCGCTGCATGAGGTGATGATTGAGCCTGCCGCCAAGTGGATGCGGCCACGGGTGCGCACCTTGGGGTGAAGGGCGGTTTTTCTGCGAAAAATCGGGGCTTTGGGGCAATTCAGGGCGTTCGGAAAAATACTGCAAAATATGAATTTGGAACCGGCGCGGCGTTGCCGGGGCCTTGAGCGGGATATGAGGAGAGGCTGATGGTATTTGACTTTTTACGACGTGGGACGGGTGGGGCGCCAGAGGCGAAAGCCTCGGCCACGGGTCCGGTGATTGCCTGGGGCGGTTCGGGGCGCGTGGTATGGAGCCCGCGCGATACGGTATCGCTGACCAAGGTCGGGTTTCTGGGCAATCCTGTGGGCTTCCGGTCCGTCAAGCTGATCGCCGAAGCGGCGTCGGCTTTGCCGCTGGTGTTGCAGGATGCTGAGCGGCGCTTTGATGAGCATCCGGTATTGGCGCTGATATCACGGCCTAATCCGTTGCAGGGTCGGGCGGAATTGTTTGAAGCACTGTTTGGGCAGATGTTGTTGTCGGGCAATGGCTATCTAGAGGCCGTTGGCGGCGAGGACGGGATGCCGGGCGAGCTGCATGTGCTGCGCTCGGACCGGATGTCGCTGGTGCCTGGTGCGGATGGCTGGCCGGTTGCCTATGAATATGCGGTTGGCGGGCGCAAGCATCGCTTTACGCTGGCAGACGGGGCGTCGCCGATCTGTCATGTAAAGTCGTTTCACCCGCAGGATGACCACTATGGGTTTTCGCCGATGCAGGCGGCGGCGAGTGCGGTGGATGTGCATACCTCGGCCTCGCGTTGGTCAAAATCCTTACTGGATAACGCGGCCCGGCCTTCGGGGGCGATTGTATATAAGGGCGCGGATGGGCAAGGTTCGATGGCGCCGGATCAATATGACCGCCTGCTGGTAGAGATGGAAAGCCATCATCAGGGCGCGCGCAATGCAGGCCGACCGATGTTGCTGGAAGGCGGGCTGGACTGGAAGCCGATGGGGTTCAGCCCCTCGGACATGGAGTTTCAGAAAACCAAGGAAGCTGCGTCGCGTGAAATCGCACTGGCGTTCGGGGTGCCGCCGATGTTGTTGGGGATACCCGGGGACGCGGCTTATGCAAACTATCAGGAAGCAAACCGGGCGTTTTACCGGCTGACGGTGTTGCCGCTGGCCACACGCGTTGCGGCAAGCGTTTCCCATTGGCTAAGCGAATATCTGGGCGAGCTGGTCGAGTTGCGCCCGGATCTGGATCAGGTTTCTGCCCTGTCAGGCGAGCGGGACGCCCAGTGGCGCCGGGTCAGCGAGGCGTCATTTCTAAGCGACGCCGAGAAACGCACGATCCTTGGGCTGCCAAAGTTGTCAATTGAAGAAGGAACAGCCGATGAGTGATGTTTTGGGTGGGCTGGAGCGGAAATTCTGCGCGCTGGGTGATGATATCAAAGTCACCGATGGCTGCGTGATCGAGGGCTATGCGTCCTATTTCGGCAAGCGCGACAAGGGCGGCGATGTGGTTCAGGCGGGGGCCTATGGGGCCAGTCTAAAGGTACTGGCAACCAAGGGGCAGTCGGTCAAAATGCTGTGGCAGCATGACCCGGCGCAACCGATTGGCGTCTGGGACGAGGTGCGTGAGGACGCCAAGGGGCTATACGTCAAGGGGCGCCTGTTGGGCGATGTTGCCAAGGCGCGCGAAGCTGTGGCGCTGATCGAAGCGGGGGCGATTGACGGCTTGTCGATCGGTTACCGCACGGTCAAGGCGCAAAAGGATGGCAAGGGCAGACGCCTTTTGTCAGAGCTGGAACTTTGGGAGGTGTCCTTGGTCACCTTTCCGATGCTTCCCGAAGCGCGGGTCGGGGCCAAGGGCGATAGCCCGGCGGCAGGTGATCTGCGTGAATTGGTAGCGGTCTTTGAGGACGCGCGCCGGATGCTGGCCCGCGACTGAGCCAGCGATCTAACCTCTCGAAAAACAGGACAGTTTTATGAGCAAAACCGAGACGAAGGCTCGGGCCGGGACAGCTATGTCCGATGGCCTGTCACCGGCTGGCGAAGTGAAGGCGGCGATGGCCGGTTTCATGAGTGATCTCAACGACTTTCAAAGCGACATCAAATCAAAACTGAAACAACAGGAAGAGCGACTGACCATGCTGGATCGGAAATCTGTAACATTGGGGCGGCCAGCCCTTGCCGCCGCTGAAACTGCCGGAGCGCCGCATCAAAAGGCGTTTGAAAACTACGTGCGTTCGGGCGATGACGACGCGCTGCGCGGGCTGGATCTGGAAGGCAAGGCAATGTCGACAGCCGTTGCTGCCGATGGTGGCTATCTGGTTGATCCGCAAACCTCGGAGACAATCAAAAGCGTGCTAAAGTCGACTGCTTCGCTGCGTCAGGTTGCCAGTGTCGTCAATGTCGAGGCCACCACTTTTGATGTGCTGATCGACCACACTGACATCGGGTCTGGCTGGGCGACGGAAACCGGTGCCACGGCGGAAACCGGCACGCCGTCGCTTGAGCGTATCTCTATCCCGCTGCATGAATTGTCGGCCCTTCCCAAAGCCAGCCAGCGTTTGCTGGATGACAGTGCATTTGACATCGAGGGCTGGCTTGCCGGTCGTATCGCTGACAAGTTTGCCCGCGCCGAAGCCGCCGCGTTCATTGACGGTGACGGCGTTGACAAGCCAACCGGCTTTTTGACCCACACGCTGGTTGATGATGCAGCCTGGGCCTGGGGTTCGATTGGCTATGTGCCAACCGGCGTTGACGGTGATTTTGGCACGGCCGATAAAATCGTCGAGGTGGTCTATGCGCTGGGTGCGCAATATCGCGCCAATGCAACCTTTGTGATGAATTCAAAAACGGCCGGAAAAGTGCGCAAGCTGAAGGATGCGGATGGTCGTTTCCTTTGGTCTGATGGTCTGGCTGCGGGCGAGCCTGCACGTCTGATGGGCTACCCGGTTCTGATTGCCGAGGATATGCCGGATGTGGACAGCCTTGGGGCCGCGATTGCCTTTGGTGATTTTGACGCCGGTTACACCATCGCCGAGCGCCCTGATCTGCGCATTCTGCGTGATCCGTTCAGCGCCAAACCGAACGTGCTGTTTTACGCCACCAAGCGTGTGGGCGGCGACGTATCGGACTTTAGCGCGATCAAACTGCTGAAATTCTCGGTCGCCTAACGGCGCACCCGAGATGTGGTCTGGCCTTTCGGGGCCGGGCCTTGGGCGCGCGTTATTTCAAACCCGTGTTGTCTAGCTGCTCCCCCTCCGTCCGAGCAACGCGGGGGCGCGCGCCCAGTTTGACGC